AATCTACCAATACCCCTATTAGACCAAAAACCATCCATGGAGGGGGGGGTCTCGCATAAAGTACCCCCACCCTGGATCGCGCCGGTCTTAAATTTTTCTCCGGGGGTTATATTTCAGAAGCTTTTCCAGCGGGGTATAGTGTCTCCGCATACGCACTCATGTTGTCTCCGCATGATCATTTCTCCTTTTCGCACTTTTATGTCATCCATCGCCTACGGAAGTCTTTCATTTTCTCTCTATATCTCGCTGGAAAAGTTTCTGAAGTGTTTATATTCGTTATAGAAGTACCGCGAAAAGGAGGCAATAAATGTCTAAACGCATTAATACTCCTTCAAAAGTTCCGACAAGACCTGCTATGACACCAGAGGCAAGGGAGAATCAGCTAATAAATTTAGCAATAGATCTTGCAGAGAAGCAGTTGGCAGAAGGTACTGCTTCTGCACAGGTCATTGTTCATTATCTGAAGCTCGCCTCGACGAAAGAAAGGCTTGAAAAAGAGATATTAGCTAAGCAAAAGGATCTAATTGCAGCAAAGACTGAGCAGATTCAATCGACACAACGCTCTGAAGATCTTTATGCAAACGCCATTGAAGCTATGCGTGTTTATGGCGGTCAGGAATCTAATCATGACGACTAGATGCTATACAGAACTTGCGAGGCTTAGAACTTTTGAAGATCGATTCAACTATCTCAAGTTAAATGGACGAGTAGGAGACGAAACATTTGGCTACGGACGATATTTGAATCAGGTTTTCTACAAGTCCAAGGAGTGGCTTGCAATCAGAGACTATGTAATCATTCGAGATAATGGTTGCGATCTCGGTATCGATGGCAGGCAGATCTCTTATGACACTTATACGGATCGTAAAGGCAAGCTCCGCAGAGTTGGAGCAATCTACATTCATCATATGAATCCTTTATCGATCGAAGACATAGAGAATGAAACAGCGAATCTTAAGGATCCAGAATTTCTAATATGCTGTTCATTCGACACCCATCAGGCTATTCACTATGGTGACAAGGATCTTCTTCTGCAAGATTTTGTTGAGCGAAAGCCGAATGACACCTGTCCTTGGAAATTATAGGAGGCAATTATGGATGGAAGTATTCTCGAAGATATTAGGAAAATGATTGGACCTTCTGCTGAGTATGAGGGCTTTGACACAGATCTCATGATTCATATTAATTCAGCCTTCAATACACTGTACGATCTTGGTGTTGGTGCAGATAAGTCACAACCGTTTTTTATTACTGGACCTGAAGAGACATGGTCAGACTTTACTGGCGACGATAGTCGTAGAAACTCTGTAAAAACTTATATCTACATTAAGACTCGTCTTGCTTTTGACTATCCATCAAATAGTTTTGTTGGCGATGCATTAAAGAACCAAGCAGAAGAGATTGAATGGCGGCTTCGAATGCGAGAGGAAACACCGGCACTTGGCGGAACTTCTCCGTCATTTGACTATGATAATTACAAGTATGATGAGCCATCAAAGAGATGGGTCGATGGCGATGAATCATGACATTCATCCAATACAATCCTAATCCAAAGCGCAAGTCAACAATAGATTGCACAATTCGAGCTCTCTCGAAAGCTTTAGACACTGATTGGGACGACGCTTATATTCATCTTTGCATGAAGGGATTTGTAATGAAAAACATGCCATCAGCAAATGAAGTTTGGCATGAGCTTCTGAAAGATGAAGGCTATACACAGCATATTATTCCAAATACTTGCCCCGATTGCTATACTGTCCGGGATTTTTGTTACGAGCATCCAGACGGTCTATACATTCTCGGAACTGGATCACATGTGATTACAGTTGAGAATGGAAATTACTACGACAACTGGGATTCCGGTGACGAAGTCCCAATCTATTACTGGGAAAGGAGACAAGATTGATGCCTGGTAATTACAACTACATTAATAATCCATGGATTCCAAACTATGCACAGGGAACGCCAACAACTCCGATCAATCCTTCATACTCGTCTACAGCGTTTCCTGCTCCATATACTGGCCAGACCCCAAACACGTTTGTGCCAATGCCTCAGCAGCAATCTTATGATCAGTCATCTGACATTTCTGGAGTTGTTTGGGCTCTCGGAGACGCAGGGGCGTCCAGTTATCCTGTGGCTAGAGGCGCAAAGCTTCTGATTATGGATGCAACACCTAATTCTCCATACTTCTGGATCAAGGAAACAGATCAATACACTGGTCGTCCATTACCGATGCATAAGTATCGTTACGAAGATGTGACAGAAATTCAAAATGGATCTCAGGCACCAATGCTTACCAACCAGATGTCAGGAGCTAATCAGCAACCGGTTATTGACTATGTTCCAAAGACTGAATTTGATGCTTTGAGAAATGAGCTCGAATCTCTTAAGAGAACAATAAAAGATATGAGGCAGCGAAACCATGAACCCGACAGCAATGCAAATGATCGTTAACATGTTCGGAAGCATACAAAACTTTCAACAGCAATATGGCCAGCTTCAGCAACAGATGCAACAGTTTGGCACCAGCCCACAGCAGGCAGTCATGCAGCTTATGCAGAGCGGCAAGATGAGCCAAGAGCAGTTTAACATGTTTGCCCAGCAAGCTACACAGATGACTGGCAGACGACCTTTCTAACAGATACAAACCTTATGCGCGCAAGGTGTGTATACAACAAATTAATAAGGAGTTTATTTAAATTATGTCTTTTTCTGACAATCCGAATGGTAACAACATGGTCATGCCAGTATCCCCGATGATGGGAGGCTACGGCAATAGCGGTTTCTTTGGCGGCGATATGGCCTGGTGGTTAATCATTCTTCTCCTCTTTGCCAATAATGGCTGGGGCAATGGTTTCGGTGGAAATGCCGGAATGCCTTTCATGATGAACACACAGAATGATGTTCAGCGTGGATTCGATCAGAACGCCATTATGTCTGGAATTAATGGAATTAACAATGCTCTTGCAAATGCTGAAGTTTCCAGATGCAATTCCCAGGCAAACGTTCTTCAGACACTCAATACACTTGGCATGAGCATGCAGAATTGCTGCTGCGAAAACCGTGCTGGCGTTGCTGATCTGAAGTACACAGTAGCAACAGAAGCGTGTGCTGACAGAAATGCCCTGTCTCAGGCGCTAGCCAACGTTATTGCTCAGAACAACGCAAACACACAGGCAATCCTTGATAAGATGTGCCAGCAGGAGATGGATGCTCTCAAGACACAGAATGCGAATCTGCAGACTCAGCTTAATATGGCAAATCTTGCAGCTTCCCAGACTGCGCAGACAGCTCAGATCCTGCGTGATAATGCTGCTCAGACGGTTGCACTCGAGCAGTATCTCAATCCTTCACCGGTTCCTGCATATGTAGTGCAGAATCCGAATTGTTGCAACCCTATGTTTAACGGCTACGGCTGTGGTTGTGGAAACTGATCTGGAGGTGGCATGATGGCCGAGTATAGTGCTAATGCCGTCCAGACAGTGAATCCAGGCGAGTCAATTATATTTACAGAATCTCCTGTTCCTTGCAACAGAGGATTCGTGAAGCACAGAGATGGATCAGGTAATTTCCTTCTGAGTGGTTGGGTAGCTAGTCGCGGATGCGGCTGCGTACCGAAATCTGCAAACTATCTTGTAGACTTCGGAGCCAACATTGCCATTCCTACAGGAGGAACTGCCGGGCCTATTTCTGTAGCAATTTCTATTGACGGCGGAACGATCCCCACTAGTCAGATGATTGTCACTCCTGCTGCTGTTGAGGAATACTTCAATGTTAGCAGAGCGATCAATGTCGAGATCTTTAGAGGATGCTGTGAAACCGTCACAATTCGTAACACAAGCGATCAGCCGATCCTGGTCCAGAACGCAAATGTCATCCTGACACGTCCTGACCTGGCCGTCACATACTAAGGAGGTTCTTATGCTTGACGAAAAAGTAATAAAAGAAGTAGATGACCTTGCTGAGAATGTGGCGAAGGAGCTTAAGAAGATCAACGCGAAGCCAGAAATGAGCCCGACTGATCTGAAAGCTGCTATGGACGCTTTGTGTGTGCTTGAGAAAATTGCAAAACTTCAAAATGGAGACGATGACGAAAGTTTCGCGAGCCATAGAAGCTATGCAAGAATGCGTAATCCTATGACGGGTCGATACATGAGTCGAGATGATGGCCGTAGTGGTCATAGTATCGAAGATATGATGGTTGATTCCCTTGAGGATTTGTATGATCGGGCAAAGTCTGACTATGACCGTGAAACAATTTCAAAAGGAATTCGCATGATTAGGCAGTACGAACGCTAAACAAAAGTAGACTGGAGGAGTTCTTAATCGGGCTCCTCCTTTCTTTTGTATTAGGAGGAATACTATGACTAATAATGAATTATGCCATTTCGGTATCAAAGGTCAGAAATGGGGTGAGAGACGATTCCAGAATGAGGATGGAACGTTAACTATAGCTGGCAAAGAGAGATATTCTTCCGATCGTGGGCTTAGAAGTATGCAGCGACAGTCCCCAACTCGCGAAGTCTCAATATCAAAGGTTTCAAGACGATACGCTGGCAATAATACAGCCAAACCGATTTCAACCGTAGATGGCAAGCCAGTATACGAATTCAAGCCTAAAGCTGCTCAAAAAACAGACCGCGAGAAGATTAATACTACTAGGGCTTTAGTTAATGATGCAAAAACAATGATAAGCTCTGGGCGATTAAGCAAATCTAATTTCGAAGCAGACACTGATGATGACTTCCGTGTTTACATCGAAGAGATTACTGGCCAGAATTCGGATGAATACTCTGATGAAGACATCACTCAAATGCGCGAAGAATTCAACAGAGCTCTTGGCATAACTAAAAAAGATCAGGAAAAGGCAACTGACGAAATGCTCGATAGAGTTGCCGATGAAGTGATTGCTGGCAAATACGGAAATGGCGAAGAACGTAAGAAAAAGCTCGGTAAAGATTACGAAGAGATCCAGAAACGTGTAAATAAAAAGCTCTCACATAGCTTTACATATTCGAATGAGCTTTATCATTTCGGTATCAAAGGCCAGAAATGGGGTGTTCGTAGGTTCCAGAACGAAGACGGAACACGAACTTCTCTTGGAAGGGAACGTAGGCGAGGAAACAGATTAGCACGAGCTGCTAGCAAGAAAAAAAGCGACTATAAGGCATACAGGAAAAGAATTAAACGAATTGACAAGATGTCGGACGAAGAGATCGCAAACAGGATCAAGAGACTTGAGAGCGAAGCTAAGCTGAAAGATCTTGAACGTCAGAAAATGATTCCTGGAGGCAAAGCTGTTGCCGATATTTTGTCTAGTAGCGGAAAGAACGCAGCTACTAAAATCGTTACAGCTGGTATGACCGTTGTCGGTCTTGCTGTTGTGACTAAAATGTTTGGACCGGAAATGTCTCAAAAGGTTGACCGGTATATTAAGAAGAAATAATGCTTTCTAACACCGCTGTTCCGATTTATTACGGACAGTTTAGAGACGCTGTTCTCCGTGGCGATATTCCTGTATGCCAAGAGATCTCGTTAGAAATGAACCGAATCGACCGTCTTATTGCGGATCCTCGTTATTATTACGACGATCTTGCAATTAACGGTTTCATTCAGTTCTGCGAAAACGAGATGACACTCACTGATGGTTCTGACTTATATTTGCTTGATTCTTTTAAACTTTGGGCTGAACAGATTTTCGGATGGTATGAGTTTGTTGAAAGAAACGTATATGAGCCTTCTCCTAATGGCAGAGGAGGAAGATACGTTAGAAAACTAATTAAGAAACGTCTAAGAACAAAGCAGTATCTGATTGTTTCTCGTGGAGCTGCTAAGTCAATGTACGCTGCATGCTTACAAGGTTTTTTCTTGAACGTAGATCAATCAACAACCCATCAGATCACAACTGCTCCAACGCTGAAGCAATCAGAAGAAGTCTTATCGCCGATTAGAACAGCTATTACTCGAGCAAGAGGCCCTTTGTTTAAGTTCTTAACAGAGGGATCTTTGCAGAATACGACTGGTCCTAAATCGAAGCGGTGCAAACTGGCTTCTACCAAAAAGGGCATAGAGAATTTTATTACTGGATCACTGCTTGAGCCAAGGCCAATGAGCATTGACAAGCTTCAGGGTCTTAGACCGAAGTACTCGACAGTTGACGAATGGCTTTCCGGCGACGTTCGCGAGGACGTTGTTGGCGCTATTGAACAGGGAGCCTCAAAGATGGATGACTATCTTATTGTAGCCATCAGCTCTGAAGGAACTGTTCGTAATGGTAGCGGCGATACAATCAAAATGGAGTTAATGAAGATTCTTAGAGGCGACTATAAGAACGATCATGTCTCCATTTTCTTTTACAAACTTGACGACATTAAAGAAGTTAATGATCCGCGTATGTGGGTTAAGGCTAATCCTAATATTGGAAAGACTGTGAGTTACGATACTTATCAGCTTGATGTTGAAAGAGCCGAGAATGCTCCTGCAGCCAGGAACGATATTCTGGCAAAGCGGTTTGGAATCCCATGTGAAGGTCATACATACTTCTTTACCTACGATGAAACTAAGCCACATAGACGTAGATCTTTCTGGCAAATGCCATGTGCACTTGGCGCAGACTTATCTCAGGGCGACGACTTCTGTGCGTTCACCTTTTTGTTTCCTATGCAGAATGGAGCATTCGGAGTTAAGACAAGAAGCTATATTTCCAGTCTCACCTTCAATCGATTGCCTCCAGCTATGCGAGAAAAGTATGAGCAATTTATTAGAGAAGGCAGCTTGATTGTTCTTGAATGTACTGTTCTGGACATGATGGAAGTCTATGAAGATCTCGACAAGCACATTCAAGAAATGAATTATGACGTAAGGTGCTTTGGATTCGATCCATACAATGCCAAATCTTTTGTCGAGAGATGGAGTATGGAGAACGGTCCATACGGCATTGAAAAGGTGATTCAGGGATCAAGAACAGAGTCTGTTCCGCTTGGAGAACTAAAGATTCTGGCAAGAGAAAGAATGCTTATATTTGACGAAGAACTAATGGCTTTTGCCATGGGCAACAGTATTGTTCTAGAAGACACAAACGGAAACAGGAAGCTCTATAAGATGCGTAGAGATCAGAAGATCGATAACGTGGCAGCAATGATGGACGCATATGTCGCCTATAAGGCAAACCAAGATGCGTTTGATTAACGAGGGCGATATTTTATGAATTATACATATACAGACGAACTCTACCATCATGGCATTAAAGGCCAGAAATGGGGAGTTAGAAGATTCCAGAATGAAGATGGATCTTACACATCAGCTGGAAAAGAACGACTTCGGTCGCTCAAAGAACGCTATAGATCTGGTAGAGATATTTCCAACGAAAAAGAGCGGATATACAAAAATCGCAGAGAAGAGCTTCTTTCAAATTCTAAAGAGTATCAGCAGTTAAAGAAAAGTAATGAACGTTTGGCTAGAAAATACGAGCTCGATGGCGATGATGGCGGCGGTGGAAACTACGAAAAGTATCCGAAAGGCGAAGTAGATGCTGCCGGTCGTAAATACTATGAGCAGTCTATTCGTATGGATGAGATTGATGAGGAATTCGTTAACGAGGCAAGTTCATATGCCAAAGATCAGATTCTTAAAAAGTATGGTGACGAGGGACTGAAAGACATCGAGACTTACAACAACACCAATGCAATTATTTTTGCTGGTACTATGCTTACTGCATATGGGCTAATAAAACTGGCAAAACATTAAGCAGGAGTTAAGCATGAACTACACATATACAGACGAGCTCTACCATCATGGCATTAAAGGCCAAAAGTGGGGAGTTCGTAGGTACCAGAATGAAGATGGTACTTATACATCTCTAGGAAAAGAGCGTAGAAGGACTGGCGATGGAAGATTCAGATCTGTTAGCTCATTAATTGGGTCTGCAGAAGCAGATAAATTAAGAGCAGAACGGCAAAAAGGTATGGCCAAGGCAAAGAAATACAGTATTGCTGCAATAGTTGGTGGTGCAGCTG